CCACCACCAGGCGGTAGTAATAGATTTGGAAATGCTAAACCATAGATATTATCATAGGGGTTACTTTCCCCTATATTGTTATATGTATAATATGTTAAAAAATCATATTTGATACCAGATACTGTATCACCTGATATATCATAATTATTTTGAAAATCGTAATATGTGAATTGATCTATATTATCTCTTTGCAAAGTTTCGATTTTATTATCTGTACCAATGGTACCATTTAATAACGTTTGCTCGTTTATTGACGATAAACCTATAGAATTAATTGTAGATGAAAGAGGTACAGTTATAATTTGCTCCTCACCATCAATTGTCGAAATAACTTGGGTATCAGTAACTAAAATTGTCATAACATTCGTTACAACTTTATTATCTTTAAAAAGTCTTAACCTATTATTGTTATTATCAAAATAATAATTAAACTGGTAACTTGAAGCTGGTGCAACTATATTGTCAATAAATTTAAAAACTAATGCATCGCCTCCATCGTCATATAAAAACTTTTTAATTTTACCGTCGATAAATGATACAGTGCAAATGTCATTACCTAAAAAATCTACTAAAAATTTCTCACCATTAACATCAGTAATATCTATGTTAAATGTAATAATAGAATCATCATCATTTCTTGTTGTTAAAGCTTGGAGAAAGAATGTTGCACTAAGTGTATTTTGTGTTGTTTTAAAATTTAATTTAGTGTTTAAATCTTGTACACCTTTTACCTCACGTAAACTAAAAATATCGTTTGAATTTTTATCTTTAATTAGGTTATTAACAGTGTAATTTTTAACAAAACTATCATTAGCACTTTTATTGATATTATAAGTTAATAAATTTAAACCCTGTAGAGTATATCTATCTTCACTTATAAAATCTATTTTACCATTAGGGTCCAGAAAATATATAGGTGATAGGCTATCGAAATTTTTATATGAAGGTGTTAAAGACATCTATTAATATTTATAATGAAATTAATATATCAATTTGATACACTTATTTAAATCTTTAAACTATATTATCAAATCTAAATTAAATTTGTTCCGGAGTAAATATCTTTTAGAATAATTTCATCTATACTATTATCTATACCACTTAACGTGGTTAAATCTATATTAGAGTTTATATTTTTATCATCATAAAATGCAAATATATTGCTATTATCGATAGATGAAATATATTCGTAGAACGTATAATATTTAGGTATTTGATTTGTAGATATACCACCCTGTTCATTTAAAATTCTAAAATCATTTTCTAAAATCAAATTATTACCAGACTCATCAAGCATATAAGTAAAATTACCAACACCTACCGGTAAATCTAATCCCCACCCCCAGTTTGTATTGTAAGAAGATATTTCAAAGGTTTGACTATCAAATATAGTACCGGTACCTATACTATTAAATGTCTCTGTTCCGAGAATATCTCCACTTTCTATACCTATTAAATTTGCAAATGTACGCGCGTATCTAAAATCATACGAACCTGTGGGATCAGTATTCAGCAAATAGTATCTTTGACTGAATTTCTCATAAGCAACTATAGGTTTAAAATTAACCCCTCCTGATAACGTATCGGTTATGCTAATTTCACTTCCAAGATTTTTACCTAAACCAGTACTAGGTCTACCTTTATTATCAAAACTTTGATTGAAATAATTTTTAATTGGTCTTATTTTAGATCTACTAACACTGAAAAAATCTACTATTCTTTTTAAACTTGCTGGATATTGTTCTGAAAACTTATTTACATTACTATCTATAAGTTTTAAACTACTTATTAAATTATCTATATTTGCATAATCTATATCATTTGAGTTTAATAAAAAGTTAGATATTTTTTCATATACCTTCACCCCTAATGTATTAGGGTCAACTGAATCACCTACAATTTGACCAATGATATCGGTAAAGAATTTAGGGTTATTTTTTAAATTTGGTTGATACAGATAGCTTAAGAAGTTTTCACGCTGATCATTATCTTCATTTATTTTTCTAAAATCTTTACCACTCACAGCAGGTATAATGTTAAATAAATTACTTTCACCTCTTATAATAACGTTATTAGATCTAACTCTTGCTTTTAGTTTAATATTATTATCAGTGTTATTATATTGGAAAGCACCTTTAAAATAACCACCTAAAACATCAGCTGATAAACTACCGAAATCACTCGAAAATGTTGTTGTTAAAGTAATATCATCACTATCTACTAACTCTAAGAAAACAGTATCATTAGTATCTCTACCATCACCTAATGATAAATTATTGACATATTTTGCAGGGTAATTATTTGCAGTTTTAACCCTTACAGTAAAATAAATTATTTGATTTTTAAAATAATTATTATCTAAATTGAAGATATTATCATCGTAACCAATACCATCAATACCTGTAGTTGATATGGCTAACCTATCAATTGGAGTATTTTTGTTTATTATTAATCTTGTACTAGCTGTAATTTGATTAAGTACAGGTAATCCATTTTGCGGTAAGTTATAGTAGTCTCTTTCTGGATCCAATACTGCTGTTGTATCAAAATTAGCGAATATATCTACTATATTTCTATCTTGAAGACTATCTTCGATTAACATATGAATATTTATACATAATACTTTTTTAAACTAATATAGTTTCACCGGAAAATGATAGAAAAAACTAATAAGTAACATAAATATAAATATATTATGGCAAAGAAATTCTTAAATTTAATAGAAAATATTCAAAAACAAATGAATAGCGGCTTCACTACTGGTGGTTTAGTTAAATTAGCTAGTGATTATAAATCTAAAGAAGGCTACAAATCTCAAAATAAAGCACAACAAAATTATATAGACGATTATTTTGATTCAGATGGTAATTATTTAGTGAAAAATATAACCACGAAATATCCTTCATCTGCTCCTGGTAACGATGATAATAGGGGTAATTTTTTCTATATTACCGTTGCAAAAGAATTAGCAAATGGTTTAACAGATCAGCAAGGTCAAGTTACAGTTACAAGTGATATGCTTGAGCCTATTGAAACAGTAGATAGTAATAGACATCCTATTGATCCTGATACAGTATATGATAATAAAGTTCAGATAGATCCTAAAGAAGTTGATGAAGAAGACGAGATTGAAATTACCAGAATGACCCAGCAAGGTGATTCAGTTAAGAAATCAGAATTATCAAACCCAACGCAAAATACTAAGATTCCTTCATCACCAGCGACAAAATCACCTGCAGTTAATGAAAATTATACTGCACAGTATATGCCAATTAACGGTTAAATCTTCTCAAGATTAACCCAGCAAGCAAACGCGTTAATTTCTTTATCTAGTACAAAAACGTCTTTATACATGTGATCTGAAATAGTCACTATATATTGACGTTTTTTATTGTCATCTAAACTAGAATCATATACATAATTTAGATATTGTTTCATAAGATTGTGATAATCGCCTTGAAACTCGTTTTCATTCTCGATTAGATGTTTACGTAGTTTTAGAACTTCGTTAGATGTAACGTGTTTATGAATCACATTGATAATATCTTTATTATCGACACTATGATCGACGGTAAATACGCTATTAATAGTAGCTTTTTGTATACTATTTAAAATCTTACGAATATCTGGATAACTCTGCTTAATTACATTAACGAAGTTAGCCTTCTGATCAGGTTCAATCTTAATACCCTCTTGTTTAACAATATCTACAACACGCTTTACCACATCATCAAACGGTGGGATGAGATCGAAGAATTGTGTTCTACTTTGAATAGCTGGTATAATCTTATGCTTATAATTCGCAGTAAGAATGAACCGAGTCATACTACTATATTCTTCCATTGTATTACGTAGTGCGCGTTGCCCATCAATGGTAATACCATCTGCCTCATCTAAGATGACTACTTTATGTTTACCATCGAGAGACATAGTCTGACTAAAGCCAACTACCTTAGATCTAATGGTATCAATACCATTTTCATCTGATGCATTAATATAAAGATATTGGCACTCTAGCACATCATTAACAAGAATTCTAGCTAGAGTCGTTTTACCTAAACCCGGTGTACCGACAAAGAGTAGATTCGGTATCTCATCAGTAATAGATTCAAAATACTTTCTATTACTATCAGATAATACCAAATCTGATAATGTTTGCGGTCTATACTTTTCTACGAATAGATTATTAAACATTATTTTTTTCTTTTTGACGGCTTTGTAACAGTAACGGTAACAGTCTTACGAATCTTAGCATTACCTACTTTTTTTTCCGTTATTCTTTGTCTAGTTGTTTTTGCCATAATTTATTATATCAGTGTTCCGTTAATTACTTACCTGTTGATCCAAACCCACCTTCGCCGCGATTTGCTTCTTCTACTTCATCAGTCCATTCAACAGATGTTGCGTAATTCTTTTCAATCTTAATTTGAGCTACTTTATCACCTTTCTTGTATTGATAATCAGTATCAGAGAAGTTATACATTTTAACTGCACAGTCACCTCTATAACCTGTATCGATCTCACCTAGATGCGGCTGTAAACCTGCTTTAAATCCGAGACCAGACTTTGGTTTAATTACAAATCCAAATCCAGGTGTAATATAGCCTACCTTAATACCGACAGGTACAACATTACTACCGATCTTTACCTTACCGGTAGGACTTGAGTCGCTAGCAGGAATAACAGTATCTTCAACTGCGAATAAATCAAAGCAGTTATCATCTGCATGTGCCTTTTCAGGAAGCTTAGCATCTTCATGAGTCTTAACAAATTTAATTTTTACATCATTCATATAACCTATTATAATATACCGGTTTAATTATTCAACTTTATTATTAAATATTTTAATGGATAATGATGTAGATATTGTTGTTGACGATTTACTTGCACAGTTAAAAGGCGTCACTGCTGCTTCAAAAGAAATACAGAAAGATGAATTTAGTCTCGAAAAAGAAGAATTAGAAAAATTTTTATTAAATTATTCCGGTAAATTAATTAAAGGTACTGTTGATTATGTTGAAGAGGTAAAGCAATTTATAACATCTGCACCTGATTCAAAAGACGTCGATGCTTTAAGTAAACTGGTAGGTGCATCAGCATCTGCTATAGAAAGTCTTAATAAAATTCTCTTACAAGATAAAGCTAATGAAGCTAAAATCCAAGTTAAACAAATGGATATTGAAAGTAAAAAAGAGCTACAAGATAATTCTAACGAACGTTTAGGTCTTTCAATTAATAGAGAAGAGTTACTTAAACAATTAGTAATGGATGCTAAGATTATAGAAGTGGAAGATTAATTCCCAGAAAAGGTTTTATTTATTGTAGTGGTTGAGTAGATATTATTACTAAACATATCTAATACATTCTCAACACCTTCTATATTATTTTGATAATTTATAAGATATGCTTTATTACCTTTTTGTTCTCTTATATTTAAATTTTTATAAAAGGTAATAAGGTCACCTAAATTTTCACCAAATACTTCGAATATTTTTTCAGTTTTTAGATTAGTTAATTTATCTCTCGTCACGTTATCGAAATTATCATATACTAAATTTAAACCATGTGGTGTATTTGATATATTTTCTGTACCATAACCAGCAATATTTCTAAGACTTCTTTTCAATATTGCGTCATTTTTAAGGGACATCTTTTTAAAATTCTTTATTAAATTTTTACTCACCTTGTTAATCATTACCGGTGGGATTGTTGCAGGGGGGCCAAATGATTCTAATTGATAGTATAAATCGTATATCGGTGTATTAGTTAAACCTAAATTATGATTAAATTCTAATGTCATACCTATATCGTCAGAATAATTAGAGAATATACTTTCATCAATATTTTCTACCTGTTTAAGAATTACTACCTTAAAAAGATATAATAGATTTTGGTATTTTTCATTTAAATATAGTTTAAAATTATTTGGTATTTCTACGTCATTTATTTTTAATTTTTTATTATTTAAATTAACATACTTTTGAGTAAGGTTCTTTACAACATTGTCTGAACTTTTTGTTTCATCCAGTTCAATAAAAAAGTTAATAATATCCAAAGATACACCTTCAAACACTTCCATTAACTCTTGACTACTTTCATAGAATTCAATACTACCATTAATAACGGTATCAGAAAGTTCTGGTAAAATATTTTTCTTGTAAAATGGCATTAGTCTAAATCCTCGTTAAATGATAAGTTGTCAAAGTAATATGTTTTAACAGCATATATTTTATTAATATACATGTCATCTTTTATAAAAGTATGTTCAACATTAATTATGAAATAAGTACCGAGAAATCTATCATCAAATTTATTTTTAGGGTCTAAACTGTCTCTATCGATTGATATAAATTTACCTGCTCGTCTAAACATTTGACCTTTTAATTGAACTTCTATACCTAGATTAGTAATAATAGAGCTTTTTAGCAATTTATTTAACCCCATTGATAAAGTTATATTATCATTACCACCGTAAAGATTGTATATATTCTCATAATTATAATTTAATTTCTTTAAATTAGTCGTTATCTGTGATGGGAAAGGGCTTCTCTCTCCTTTCATATTTTGAACATAATAATCATTAAATTTTTCTTTTGCATTAATAATATTACTTTCTTTTTGCATTAAATTGAACGTTTTATTTTCAAAATTATATTCATGCACTATTTTTGTATTAATCTTTTCGTTTAATACATCGAAACTAGTATTAAAAAATCTAACATTTAGAGCTTGGCTCTTTTCATTAAATTCAGGTACATTTTTAGGATTTTTACCACCAGCTTTATTAACTTTTAAATTACCAGCCCCACTTATATTAATTTTTTCAATTAAAAAGGGACCACCTTCATCTGTGTCTTTATCGTAGGCTCTATCGAAAAAACTTTTCGCGTTTATTAAAGTATATTTACCAGTAAAATAATCTTTTTTAAGAATACTAAAATCTTTACTTTCTAAATTACTGTTATGTAAATTGTAAATATATTTTAAATCATCAATAGCTTTTTTATACGCATTACTATTATAATTAATTACTGAATTACCGTTTTCAAAATCAATGTAATTTATATCACCTGTTGAGGATTGTGAGGACCTATTGATATAAAAAATATCATCATCATTTTGAACTAGAGCAAACTTAAGTAATTCTCTCATCATTATACCTGTATTATTCGCTCTTTCATTGTTATCTAAATTGAATAGTGGTACACCTGATAATGAATTATTTTTCGAAAATTGTATTGTGTTGATGGAGTTGAAATCAATATTTTTTTCTTTTAATTTTCTTTCATCTAAATCATATAATTTTAATCTTTTATATGTAACACCCTCTATAACTACATCAGTATCTTCAATAACTGTAAAAAGATTTCTTAATGAAAATACTTGATTATATTCTTTTGATTCTTCTAGTTTATACTCTTTCTTAGTATTTTTTAATGGTATTATTTCTAAAAATAATACATCTCTACCATCGCCTCTAAAAGTAAAACCATTTTGAGTATTCAATGATGTGGGGGTTGTTCTTTCAATAGCGTTATTATCGTTATATAAAGTAATCTCTGCCTTTAGAAATGGGTCAAAAAGGTCATCAGTTAAAGATATATTATATAAAGAACCTTTACTTAAATCTAATCTATCGCCATCTGGGTTAACTAACGCAGCACGAATATAGTAAAACTGATTATCAATTTTATTCGAATGTACCATAGCTTCGGCCCCATTTAAATTATTCTTTATGTAATCTCTTCTCATTACAATTGTATTTCAATTGAATCTAATATTTGTTCAACATATTCCGGTTTTAATAATCTTATCTTTTTACCGTCAGGAAGACCTTTAATAGGGTTAGTTATGTTATTTATAATTAAAATTAACCACCATAAATCTATAGTACCATATGCGTTGTATGATAAGGTTGTGAATGGTGTACCTTTTGGTAAGATTACATGATAAAAAAGTCTTTCATCTAAGCTATCAGGTATAGCTACTTTTTTTACAATATTATAATAAAAAAAGTTTTTATCACCAGTATTAAATATTCTGAAAATATTTTCATATCTAGTTAATTCTAAGTTTTTTAACTCTATTATATTATTTTGATAATTACCATCCATTATATAACTCCTTTCTCCCTAACTCTGATTATTGGATCACCTAAACTTCTAATTAAAAAGTTTTTAGTTTCTTTGTTCAAACCACTAAAAGATATTTTAACATTGTAAGCATCGGGTATAACAGTATTAATATTAGTGCGGTCTTTTAATACTTCATTTTCACCTACATCACCAAAACTTGGTATATCTATACCCATCGTTCTTCTATTACCAATAAAATCTACCTGTATCTGTGTTATATAACTATAAGGCATATAAGCCATCCCTTCTATATAGAATTCATATATAACCGGTAATTCTAATAAATTTCTATTAATCCGTCCAGGTTTGTTTTGATAAATTAAACCAAATAAGAATTGCCAATTTCTTTTTATATCTTCATAGCTACCAGTATTTAATAATGGAAAAGTAATGTCGAAATTTCTACCTTCTTGACCGAATTGATATTGTTTACTCTGTTCAACATAAACACCTGGTTTATCCATAAAAGCTATACCTCTTACCGCATCAAAACCTTTTGATAATGTTTCTGATATATTACTTAAACCTAATAATTTCTGTGAATCTTCTGAAAAAACATTATCTGCACCAAGATAATTGTCACTTAAATATGGTAAATAATATTTAAATCCTGTATCTTCAGTATAATATAACCCGTTATATGGTTTAAGAATATTATCTTTAAAGTTACCTTGATCTAGAAAACCGGAGGCCATTTCTCTATATTTTTCAACCTGTGTACCGAACTTATCTGCGCTATCTACTAAACCCTTTTTTATACCAGGGAATGAAACTCCAGCTGCTGATAAAGTATCATATACATTTAGCTCGTTTGCACCAATTTGTATATTACCTGATTTAACTCTATCAGCTCCAGTTTCTAATACATCTGCTCCTGCTAATACACTATAGAAAAAGTTAGCTAATGTTGAATTAGTTAAAAGTCTTTTTTCTTTTATATATACCGATGGTACGTCTAGACGTGAAGATTTAGGACTTTTAGTCCATGGAAAATCGGACACAACATCAATAGGATCTGTAGATTGATTGTTTATCTTACTATAAATTCTACCATCACCAGTATATGAAAATGGGTCAATTGTATTTGCCTCACCTCTAGTTAAAATAGGTAGAATTTTATTTTCGTCGAACGTAAAACTGTATAAATCAGGCATTATATATATTTATTGCTAGTGGAAAACTATGGTAAAATTACACCATCTGTAACTGTCTAAACATGTCTCCTGATTGATTATAGTTTTTATTGCTATTTGATTGGTTATTACTACCTGGAATTGTTACTGCACCTGTTTTTTGTAGTATTTCTTTAAGTAATGAGTTCTGTTCTTGCATTAATTTTAAGCTATCTATTTCAACGTCTATCAAACTACTCAACATTTTTGGTGTTTTATTTAACGCTTCTCCTAAAGGTCCCCCATCTTTCATTGCGTATATCGTATCTTCTCTATCAGGTTTAATGACTTTACCTGCTTTCGTTATAATACCATCTTCTATATTTTCAACGGGTCCACTCATACCCATTTTACTGTTAAATAATGGTGTATTCAACACAAAATCGCCAACATTCGATACTTTATCTCCCATTGCACCTGCGAGTTTATCAGCAACAAATCTACCACCTACATCTCCTAAAATACCACCAATAACTGCACCTAACGGAGCTGCTAATCCGAACGATAACCCTCCCATCATAGTTGCTAGTAAAGTAGCACCACCTGCACCTCCTAATAAACCACCTAAAGCTTTAAAAGTTCTATTACCTACAGTAGTATCTAATTCTTCTTTACTAATTTTACCTTCTTGAAAATCACTTAATGATTCGTTAATGTCTTTATAGGTAAAAACTGATTCAATAACAGGAGCTAATAACGGGCTTTTTGCAATGGCTCCAAGAACTTGCTTAATTTTAAGAAGTTTCATAAAATCGAGAAACTTCTTTAAAATTTTATCTTTAGTAAATTTACCAACTTTTGAAGCAGTATCACCGACTGCAGTAGCGCCAGCTTTTAATAAAGAACCAGCTTGAGTAGCTTTTTGACCAACAAATTGTGTTGTTTTTTGAGCTGTATCTTTTAAAAATCCACCTGCTTTAGAAAAAAATCCCGGTTTAGGTGCAGTCTTAGATGTCGTACCTCTCAACGACCCACGTGCAACATCGTCTGCAGCGTTTGTTGTCGCTGTTACTACCTTACTAGCTACATTTTTGGCACTTGAAATTACTCTAGCCGTCCCTTTAGCTAATTCATCACCAAAACTACCTAGTCTTTTACCAATATCATCCATGGCATTTTTAATACCATCTTTAGCTTTGGTAACCCACTGGCTTGTCTTAGCCGTGATGTTACTGACTAAACTACCTACCCTTTTACCGACATCATCTGCAAATGTGCCTAGTCTTTTACCAATATCATCTATTAATCCTTTTGCTTTACTTGCAAATTTTGTAACTCTACCTAAAGCATTTTGAAACCCCTGCACTAAACCTGTGAAACCATCACCGTCGAATAAAAACTTTAATGCAAGAGCAGCTGCTCCAGCTAGACCTAATAGTTTTAATAAATTATTATTTTTATTCTTTTCTTTTTCAGTTCGTTGCTTTTCTTTTTCAGCGTCCCCACCTAACTTTGCTAAATCTTTCTCAGCTTTAGGACCAAAATCTGTAACTATAACTGGATCTGCTTGTTTTACTAATTCTTCTTTACCTCTACCGGTACTTGAACTAATATTATCTACACGGTCAGATAGTTTCTTTAGCATGCTGCTCGTATCTGCAGATACTTTGGTAAGTAGAGATATAGCTTCTAAGACTGTAACATCGGCCATGTAAATATTTAATTACATTACTAAATTACAAATAAGTCTGGTGTCAATAATAATTTCTCTTGGCTACTCGGTACTGTTATAAATTCCTCTTCATAACTTCTTACCTTTTCAATAAACTTAATAACCGGGCTAAGGGTTGAAAGATTTATTTTCTTTAAAAGTTGTAAGTTCTTAAAATCCTTTTTAATTTTAACTTCTTCACCATCTTCAAATTGTATTGAATCGACAAATTTTAAGATTTCATATAAGTAAATATCACTTACTAAATTACTTGATGATGGGTTATCTTTTATTTTTTTAGATAAAATCTTATTTACACTAGTATCATCAGCTAACGATGGTACCGATACTTTAAATGTAAACCTGTCTTCTACTATAACTTCGTTGAAATCAATAACTTTAATATCTTTATTACGCTCCAAAATCTTCGATAAATCAATAATTTCATCATCTTGATCAACTTCGTTTGAAATTTCTTTTCTAAAAGAAATGATAATATTTGCCCTATCGATAGAGGTCATTTTTTCATATAAATTGCTATCGGTATTTTGTTTAATAATATTGTTAAAGCTCGTATTAAACTTAATAATAAGATATATTGGGTTGGCTTGTAAAAGATATATATCAGATATCGAATCTAAAATAACACTTTGTTGATCCACTGTCAAAGATTTTAATTCAATATCATTTTGTAATGTAGGTGAATAAGCAATTATATTCTTTTTATTTGACTCTATCTGTTTTAACAGGGAATTAAAATTATCATCCATACCGTTATTTATAAAGTAAGACCAGTATTACCACTATCTTGTTTTTTACTTTCTTGCTTTTCTTTAATGAATTTATTAAGAAAAATTCTTAATTCAGGTAAACCGTACATGTTAAAAACTAATGGGCTATATTTTAAATGAGTCATTAAACTATATTCTATATCGTACATCTCACTAAGATCAGTTTCAAACAAACTTTTCAAAAAAATCAATAAATTTGGATCATATAAATTAATTTCATTTTTATCCATATATTTTAAATGGAAATTAGATAGATATTCATTAAATTTTTCAGTTAATTCTTTTGTTTCAAAACCTATTAAATTTTGCAATATTATTTCTTTTTGTTTGTATGTGAATTCTTCTACAATTTTAACATCATCATTTATTTCAAAACTATAAAAATTATCTATTAAACATTCATACTTACTTGTATAATAAATCTTTTTTGGTGTATCGAATATTAATGTTTCATATTTAAATTTTTCCTTTTTATAACTTATACTATCTGTTATTTGATTTATGTCAAATAAAAACATTTTACCATCTAATTCAAATTGTATTTCTTCACCTAAGGTAATACTTCTCAATAATAATAATATTTTTATTTTATCACCTATATGTAATGGTCGATCACTACTGACCTGTTTATCTATTAGTTCTTCAAATACACTCCCTACCTCTGCGTCATTAGCTGACATTATATTCTTAATAAGATTTTTATATTCAAAATAACTTAATTCTGTTATTTTATAATCATCAAGACTATATGAGTTCATTAAAAAATAGGGTTAATAGCTTTTAACATCTCAGATACACTAAGATATAAATTACTACTTACTTCATAATTATCAAATGTCCAGGTTGTGTTGAAATTTTTGACATCTTCTGTTTCTTGATAACCATAATCTCTATTTGAAATAGATGTTGGTACACAGTTAAAAAATCTCCACGTTTTTCTGGGTATTTGAGATAAACCCTCTTTACTTCTCGTATATTGCACTACTGTAAGATTAGTTTTAGGATTTTTTAATGCTTCAGAAGGATCATTAGGGTTTCTTGCTACTAACCCGTAATGACCTGCCATTATCACCCATGGTCTTAAAACAAAATCTACAAATGATGTGTTTGTTTCTCTTAAACTTAAATTAAATTTACCAAAATCGTCTCTATTTTGCATAACCGAGCCAGGTATAAATCCCCTATTATTCGGTATAGTAGCTTTATTAGATTGAACAATATCATCGGGTATACTGAATTGATTAGCAAAAATGCAACCTATTAAACCTTGATTTTTGAAATTAGTAGTAGTTTCCTTAGCTAAATTAATATCAAAACCGGTAGAATGTACTATGGGTTCTAAGTTCTGTAAAACTTCTGTTGAAAGACCTTGAGGAAAATTATCAATTAAAACGATAAATTGAGTATTAAGAGGTATAGAAGTGTTCCATTGACTTAAACTACGTAAAAAAGAATCTCTAAAACTAACTAAAGGTGAACCTGGTAAATTAGTACCTAATAAAGATAAACCTGGTTGAGCTAATGTACCACCGATTAACGAGTTAACCGGGTTTGTCACTCCTCTCAAAGCATTATTAACTGAATTTAGTATTTTAGTAGGCATTTATATATATTTATACACAAAAAAGCTCTCACGAAGAGAGCTTTTAGGACCATAAAAGGGGTTTTAATTAAGATGTTTGTCTAAAATAGTGATAAGTTACAGTAACTTCAAAATCTTGCACCGTACCATCAGAAGTTACATCATAAGTTAATTCACCGACACTTTTAATGGCAACTCCAACTAATTGGAATTGTGCAACCCTATCAAGTTCTTTGTCAAGTAAAGCTAAATCAATGACACTATCAGCAGTAGGCATGAAATAATTACCAGTGCTATCAGCATCATTAAAGGTGTCATTCATTACTTGCAAGAATCTATTTCTTAAATCATAACTTTCATCGCATCTAAATGTAATTGTATACCCATCACTTCCAGTATATTTTGCAACACCAGGAACGTTAAAATTAAGACCCATATATGGTAATGCTTGTGATGTAATTTCTTTACCAGGTAAACTAGCTGTCTTCGCGTAAACTAAATCATCTTCATCAAAACTGATAGTTGTACCTTCCCCGAAGCTAATATTAAGTACTCTAAAAAGATTATCTCTTGCAAAATCTTTTGTTTGAGCTTGTGTATAAAAATTTTGAATTGTTTGTCTTGTTTGTGCCATGGTTATTAATATTTATTCATTTTAACTAATTTTAATCAGTCAGCTAATAATAATTTATATGTAGTACCACCTATAACAATATTGACATACTTTGTCTGAGTCACTGCAGCTGTGGTAACAGTGCCGGAAAAACCTGATAATGTTCGAATATTACCAATAGTTGCAGTATTGGTATTGATTTGACTAGGTACGTTGACACCATTTACAGTTAAACCAGCAAATACCGGTGAATCAGTAGTTTCGAGACCTAAATCTACAGAGGTTATTGTATCATCACTTGCAGTAAGAGAGAGTGTACCTTGAGACGTGCTTTCAGCTTTAGTAAAAGAATCTCCTATATCGTCATCAAAATTTTTGACAACTCCGCTTATTTCTTGAACATTAGATGATAGTATGTTTACATCAGTTTGATTTGCTTTACTATTAACTTCATTAGATAACGTGTTAAAATTACTGTCAATTTCACCACTTAGATATACTATATCTGCTGCTACAGAAACTGCACCACCATCAAGTGCTGCTATATTAACAGTATTATTATCAATACTACCAGAAAGATAATCCACATTTAATGTATTTTGCGAACTGTAAGCTGATAAAGCGTTAAAACTATCACCTGCTAAAAGACTATATGGGATTTTCTTGGATGTATCTGTTTGTACATCTACTATATATAGTAAATCGGTATTATCAAAAGTAATTGGTGATAAAGTGGGTAATTCTGTTAATTTTCTATTAGCCATAATTTTATGTTACAGATTGAAGTACTCCGCTTAAAAATGTTAATGTCGTTGAACCAATTACAATACTATTTGTAATACCTGGTCTTATTAACCCTTCAATTGAAGGTAATCTTTGATCAATGACTTCAGAACTATCAATATTTAAATTTTTAACATTTCCAGATAATTCTGATACATTAGAACTTAATATGTTTGTATCAGTTTTAAATGCAAATGTTGATATATTACCAGTAAATGATGATACATTTTCTAAAGTACCGCTTATTTCTAAGACTCTTGAATCAAGATCAGTTATATTATCACCTACAAGATTAGAAAATGTTATTTTATTAGATGTACCTGCAATTGAGTTTACAATATACAATATATCATTGTTACCTGCAACCGTAATTGAGTTTAAATTTGATACTTTTGTATCCGCCATGTAATTATTTAATTAAATGACTTTGTTATTAAACTAATTCGTTGAAATCTGTACCTGTTTTTGTTGCGTAGAAATTAACTAATATAAACTCTGCAGCTCTTGTTGGCTTCAAGTATATATCCACTCTCAATTCATTTGCATCAATGATATCAGGTGTATTGTTTCTCTCATCGCAAATAATTAGGTAATCATATAAACCTTCTGTATTTTTAACATTTTCAAAAATTGGTGTTAAAGTATTTACAACTCTTGTTCTTGTTAACAATGTATTTGGTTCGAATATAAAGTTTCTAACTGTATTCTTAGTTGCTTTTTCAAGATATAAGAATAAACGTCTTACATTAATTCTATCAAATGCACTTGGTAACTTTTGCAATGTTTTTTGACCGAATACAACTGGACCTTCAACTGGGAATGATGTAATTGGATTAACTGAAATCTTATATAACTGATCTCTTTGTTTTTGTGTCGGTGTTAATGCTAAACCTGTTGCCCCGATTAATCTACCTCTTGTAAATCCGGCTGGTGCAAACCATGGATCGAAATTAGCATCTGTATTAGCCATTGTAGATGCAAGATAACCAGATGATGGGGTATATGATAAACCTCCGTAAACAGTGTCTGTACTCTGTATCCATTGACCGTAAGTAGCTGCGTAACTTGTATTTACCTGTGAACTAAATGCCTTAATTGGATTTAACACATCACGTGAGAAATTCTTATCACTATCTTGCAAAGTTAAGAAATTTTCACCTGATACGAAAATTGATCTCGGTAAGTCAGCAATGAAAATATGATCTTTTCTTCTAAATTCAGCAAATGTTGTGAATCTAGTTATAACATCATTCCAATAACCTCTATAATCGATACTATCACTTTGTAATGAAGTATTATCTACTCTAGTTGCTCTAAAGCCATCAATTGCTGAAACAGCTGCTATATCATCATATGTATCAGTACCTAATGCTTGTGCAGTTGAATATATTGTTGATAAACCACCATCGACTGTAATGTCGATATCAAATCTTTCTGAATTTTCTACAGTGTCTAATAATCTATCGATTTTTCGAGGTACATCACCAATTACTTTATTACTAAGTATTGTTGACGAATATGAACCAAGTGCAAATAAGCTATCAGCTGTACCAGGTAAGTTGTTACCAGCACTTTCAACTACCGTTTTAAGAGCAGCTTGTGTATTGATAGTTCCACCAAATGCTGTAGAAAGCGTTGGCCAATTACTATTTAACTCATCTTGCACCTTAGTTGTTATAAATCTTACTTTTGTACGAGGAATGCCATCTGCATTTAAATATGTCGAAGCTGTCCTATTACTTAGGAAATCATTAATTAAAATATCCATCGTAGGTAATTGATCTTCCGTTTCAACTCTGAATGGAATTGGTTCACCACCTAATGGGTCATTAATTTTTCTATGATAATCAGTTGAACCGACAACTGTTTCTTGAAGATTTAACGATAACTTAATAGTATTATTCGTGGTAGGTGTTGTTCTAAGTCTGAATAACCCGATAGATAACGTATCATCGAATTGGTTCGATGAGATATCAAAATCAGTTAAGTTTTCCATTTGTTCTGATATACTACCATCAGAATAACCGAATGTATTAGTATTATTATCAGATTTAGATGAAAGTAAATTTTCAAGTCTAGTTGACGGTAAATCAATAAAACTTTCAACTGATAAATTGTTTTCAGTACCGCTATTAGCTTCGGTAAGTGTTTTAATATTGAGAATACCGTCAAAATCTGTCGCAGGGTTTAAATTAGTATTGTCAATTGCTCCTAAATAAAAACCTTGGAAAGATTGGTCAATAGTGGTCTGTGCTTTATTAATAACAAGTATAGCTGCTTTACCTAAATCCGCCAATGTGCTGAAATTATCTGCTGTCTCATCTAACCATTCGAAACCATTTCTCTGTTGAATTCTAAAATATGTTTCTTGACTTATTGTGTAGTGTTTTGGTTCACCAATTAATACTGTTCGTGTACTTGATAACGCACCACTATTACTAAAAGTATTAAGTTGTGTTACGGACGATGCACTATCATCAATTGAAACTGCAGATGCAGGGTACGCTAAAA